AAATGTTCCAACAGTTCCGTACAACGGTCAGGTCTGGTGTCCAGAAACCGAATATGGCAGCTTCGTTGCTCGTCGTAATGGCAAGGTCTATCTGACTGGCAATACCTACAATGAAGAAATGCGGGGACAAGCCTTGTTACAGTTGAGTCAGATTGGCCTACAGTTCGACGAATCAAAATCACAGAATCCATTTGCCTACTACACCGCGGCCATTACTAACTCGTTTACTCGTATTTTAAATTTAGAAAAGAAAAATCAAAACATTCGTGACGATATGTTAGAACAGGCCGGATTGAATCCATCGTGGACTCGTCAGAACGCTGGTAAGAAGAATCCTAACTTTGGCGCTGTGGTTACTAATATTGACATCTCTGAGTATAACAACGAGACTTAACCAGATGGGTTGCAAATACAAAATCTTATGTTACTATGTAGTTTCAATCGCCTAATAATAGGCAATTGATAAATAAACATATGATTTACAATAAAGATTATTACGGATTTGTTTATCGCTGGTACGACAAGAAACGCTTGATGTATTACATTGGAAGTCATCACGGATCACTTGATAGCGGTTATGTGTGCTCTAGCGAGCGCATGCTTCGAGCTTACAAGCGGCGACCTGAAGATTTTAGTAGAGAGATTTTAGAGTTCAATACAACTCATAATGATTGCAACATATCGAAAGAACTAGAACAAGTTTGGCTAGACTCGGTTCCTAATATTAAAGACGATCCTAGGTATTACAATAGGAAGAACGAAGCCGAAGGTGGTTGGTCGTTTATTAAATCAACACACGTAAAAAAGAGGGCCAGCACATTGGTGACGAAACATAAAAAGCAAGGGTTATCCGAAGCTGAGAAGAATAGTTACAAAACAAAAATAGACACTCGCTTAAAGCGAATCGAAACTATTGGGTTTACACAAAAAGAAATAGATCAACACACTGCGTACGGCTACAAAGTTAAAGTAAGTTTACCGGATGGCACTGAAAGAACATATCCGTCTATGGCAAAAGCATCAAAAGACTTGCATATTGATTGTCAATATGCTAGAATAGTAACGATGCAGAATAGAACACACAAAGGATATCAAGTGCATTTATTAGAAGAACCTAAAATTGACTGCCGTGGAATACTAAAATGAACTTATTTAAAAAAGCTGCGGTATTCACTGACATTCATTGGGGCCTTAAGTCTAATAGTATCATACATAATCGCGACTGCGAAGCATTTATTGATTGGGCTATCTCTAAAGCTAAAGAAGAAGGATGCGAGACGGGCTTCTTCTTGGGAGATTGGCACAATCATCGAGCTTCGATTAATTTACAAACTCTACAGTTTAGTTTACAAGCCCTTGAAAAACTATCTGCCGCTTTTGAAAAGTTTTACTTTATTCCAGGAAACCACGATTTATATTATCGCGACAAGCGCGATATTCATGGTGTAGAGTGGGCAAAACACTTATCTAACATTACGATCTGTAATGACTGGTTTAAACAGGATGATGTTATTATTGCTCCGTGGCTAGTCGGAGATGATCATAAGAAGTTACATAAAATGAAGGCCAAATACATGTTTGGCCATTTTGAACTTCCTCACTTTAAAATGAATGCCATGGTAGAAATGCCAGATCACGGTGAGATCAAGGTTGAGAGCTTTGGCGGTATCGAAAGTGTGTTTTCTGGGCACTTCCATTTGCGACAACAGAAAAAGAATATTAACTATATTGGTAACTGTTTCCCTCATAACTTTGCTGATGCCGGTGATGCCAATCGCGGCATGATGGTACTAGAGTGGGGCAAGGAAGAACAATATTTCTCTTGGCCAGGACAGCCCTTGTATCGTGTGCTTAAACTAAGTCAGGTCATCGACAACGCACCCAACATACTTGTGCCCAATATGCACGTTCGCGTAGAACTAGACATTGACATCAGTTACGAAGAAGCTAATTTTATCAAAGACACATTTGTCAAGGATTACAATCTGCGAGAAATGGCATTAATTCCTGTTAAGAGTAGTACTGTAGATTTAGACATGTCTCCAGGAGAAGTCAAGTTTGAAAGTGTGGATCAGATTGTTACAGACCAGTTGACCAACATTGAAAGCGACTTTTACGATCCTAAGTTATTGTTAAAGATCTATCAGAATCTCTAATGCGTCAATTTGATAATGCCATTGCCAATCAACAAAATCTTTACGACACCGTCGGGCCTTACTACTTGTCTAATGTTTTTCAACCCAACGGGGACAAACATTTACATGATTTTTTAACATCTGTCTATCAGACTGAATACCCTCCTGACTTTCGCATACTCATAATTCAAGATTGCGTAGATACGTATGATTATGCAGATCTGCCAGGTAGTGCCATTTGTGCTTTACAGAAATGTGCTAGCCAAATTGATATTAGTAATTTTTTTATTTTGGTCATCACTGGTAACAAAAACATATCAGCAGAACTTGAGCAAGTTCGACAACTGTATTCTACTGATTCTAATGCTATACAAAGTTGTGTTGTAGAAGGCATTGAATACACCGAGATACATAAAAAACAAGATACTTTTTGTGTATTGCCTTGGATGCATCTATATGTAGGCACTGACGGAAATGTTTTGCCTTGTTGTGTAGCCGATTATCAATACCCAATGGGCAATATTGAAGAACAACAAGTGGATAGTATTTTAACATCTCCTGCATTTAATCAATTACGAAAAAACATGCTGTCTGGGGTACGTAGTAAAGAATGCAACAGGTGTTATGCTCAAGAAGATGCCAACTTGAAAAGTAGTAGACTAGGTCACAATAATCAATGGAAAAACATCAAACAGTATAATCTTAATGAAGATGGATCGATTGACAAAGTCAACCCTGTGTATCTTGATATTCGATTAAATAATATCTGTAATCTTAAATGTCGTATGTGTAGCGGATACTTTAGCAGTGCTATTGCTCAAGAAGAAGTTGTATTGTTTGATAAAAAAGAATCAGTGCAGTCGTCTCTAAAATTTCAACAACGAAATTTAGGATTAAAAAAAATTATAGAATATGTACCAACAGCTGAAAAAATATATTTTGCTGGAGGAGAACCGTTACTACCCGCGGAACATTATGAAATTTTAGATGCGTTGATTGCGTGTGGCAACACTGATTTAGAAATTACATACAATACTAATTTTACAACATTAAATTATCAAGGCCGTAGTGTCCTAAATCTTTGGAAGAAATTTAGTAATATTATCGTTGGCGCAAGCCTAGATGCCGAAGGTTCTGTGGCTGAATATGTCAGGCACGGCAGCGACTGGAATATAATCAAATCAAATGTAGAATTAGTCAAATCTCAATGTCCACATGTAAATTTTACTGTAACATCAACCGTGGGGTTGTTAAATGTACACAGTTTGATTAGATTGCAACAAAATTGGCACAACACCAAAACTTTAGACATTTCAAAGTTTTCTCAATCTATTATGATTGGGCCAAATCACTTGACTGTATGTGCGTTGCCGTTAGAGTACAAACAACAGTTAGAGCAAACAATCAATCATCATATCGTTTGGTGTGAAGAAAATAATGCCAATGGTCTTGCAAAACAGTGGAAAGATGTGTTAAACTACATGTGGTCCAAGGACAACAGTCATTATATGTCGGAATTTAAAAGATTAACAAATCTAATGGATGTCCACAGAAAAGAATCATTAGCACACGTATTACCGGAATTACAAAATTTATTATGATATCAACTAAAAACCTACTTGTTTATTCTAACTCTTGTAGTTTTGGGGCGAGTGGCCAAGGGCATAAAATTTATCCAGAAGTGGTGGCTGAAAATTTTTCAGCACAGTTAATTAATTGCGGATTACCAGGATCGTGCAATCGACGCATTATTAGAACCACTTTAAGAGATCTAGTTGAATTAAAAAATCAACATAAAAATATATTAGTGTTACTTGGGTTAACATTTATTTCAAGAACCGAATTATGGCAGCCCTGGGTAACACCTATAAATAACGACGGACACTTTTTGTCTATAACAGTTGATCATAAAAAAATAGATTGGAGTGTTGATGGGCTAATAGATACTATTGTACCCGATATTTCAAACTTGGCCGATAGACAACTACAAGAATACTATAAACAGTGGTTAGATCATTATCACCCAGAAAGTGCAATGACCGACTTGTTAACAGACCTTATAATGTTTACTGGCTGGGCAAAAAATAATAATATACAATATATTATTTTTTCAAATGTTGATATGTTGCTAGGGGATGATAAGGTTGGATACAATTCTCCATTTATAAAAAGTTTAAAACACGAAATTGAAAATGACAAATGTGTTATTAATCCCTGGACTTTTAGTTTTGGTAGTTATGCATTAAATTCTGGGTTAGTCCCAAAGGATTATCACTTGTACAAACAACACGGCCACCCGGGCGAGGAAGCACATACATTATTTGCAAATTTTATATTAAAACATTTAACAAATAATCAACCCCTATGATCCATATTAAGATTAAATTTAAAAATAATACAGCTAATAGGTAAATACTGCGAAGGAGTATTTACTATGAGAGTTAAAGAACACATTTATACAAATAACGAATTGATACTATTACAAGATACCAAATTAAGCACCAAAGAATTAAGCGTATTGCTTGGGCTTCGCGTTGGCACAATAAAAAGTAAGCGTATTAAGTTAGGAGTAAGGTTAACTAAAGGTGCTAAACAAGGTAAACCAAATGTTAATAAAATTAGAAATGAAGTAAGAGTTTGCTTAAACGAAAAGTGTTTAAAAGAGTTTACAGTCAAACCAGCTATGATTAAAAAGTTTTGTTGTAAGTCATGTTCTACCACGGTAAACAATCCTGCTCCAAAAGGTAGAGGTAGTCGCCCTTATCGTGTTAAAGATACTACACCCAAATACACACGCTATGCTCAGCTTGTGCATAATTTAAGTCATAAGATTTATTTAGAGAATATTAACACAATAAATCCTAACGGATATCCTCGGACACGATGTGGTGTAGAGGGCGGATATCAGTTAGATCATGTTACTCCTATTAAAGAATGTTTTAATAAAGGACTAACAGCAGAACAAGCAGCGTCTTTAGAAAATCTAAGAATGCTCCCGTGGAAAGAAAATTTAATGAGGAATTATAGTTGATAAGCATAAAAAATCTTACCGTTAAAAATTTCATGAGTGTGGGCAACGCCACTCAGGCCATTGACTTTGACCGCAAGGACTTGACTTTGGTCTTGGGCGAGAACTTAGATCTAGGTGGTGACGGATCAAGAAACGGCACAGGTAAAACCACAATTATCAATGCTCTTAGCTACAGTCTATACGGGCAAGCACTCAGCAATATCCGCAAAGATAATCTCGTAAACAAAACCAATAATAAGAACATGTTAGTTAGTTTAGATTTTAGTGTAGGTGGCAAGGATTACAAAATTGAACGTGGGCGCAAACCTAACTTACTTAAATTTTTTGTAAACAATCAAGAACAAGTTATTACAGACGAAGCACAAGGTGATAGCAGAGAAACACAAGATTCTATTGAACAAACACTGGGACTTAGCCATGATATGTTCAAACATATTCTAGCACTTAATACCTATACAGAACCATTTTTGAGTTTAAAAGCCAACGATCAACGTACAATCATTGAGCAGTTACTGGGCATTACCTTGCTGTCAGAACGCTCTGACCGTATTAAAGAACTTAATAAACAAACCAAAGATGGAATAACCCAAGAAGAATTTCGTATTCGTGCTGTTCAGGAAGCCAACAAACGTATCGAAGAACAAATCGAATCGTTAAAACGTAGGCAAACATTATGGGTCACTAAACATGGCGAAGATATCCAGGAACTTGAGAAAGCCCTTGCGGCGTTACAGAATATACAGATTGAAAGTGAGATCCAAGCGCACAAAGATCACAAGGCATGGGATCAAAAGCGCAAGGATATCAACGAACTATCAGTTCAGATCTCGCGAGTCAAACTGGATATCGGTCGGGAGGAAAAGCTGGCAGCCAAAATATCAAAAGAAATTGAAACGCTCGCTAACCATGAATGTCATACGTGTGGTCAGCCCTTCCACGATAGTAAGCACCAACAAGTTATGGAAACGAAACAGAGTGATTTGGATGCGGCTAGAGAGAGCTGCACAACGTATAGCACCCTCTTATCAGAATTACAGACTGCCCACGACAGCCTGGGCCCGTTAGGTAAAGCACCCAAAATGTTCTACGATAAGGAGTCGGATGCTATTCAACATCAAGCTACATTGGCTAACTTAGAAAAACAAATTGCCGCAAAACAAGTAGAAACAGATCCGTATGCAGAACAGATTGAAGAAATGCAACAACAAGCCTTACAGGAGGTAACATATGACGCACTTAATGAACTTACTCGCTTACAAGAACATCAAGAGTTTTTACTCAAATTACTCACCAGCAAAGATTCGTTTATCCGTAAAAAGATTATTGAACAAAATCTTAGCTATCTAAATGCTAGACTCACACATTACTTAGATCGTGTGGGCTTGCCGCACACAGTGGTATTCCAAAACGACTTAACTGTCAGCATCGAAGAGCTCGGACGTGAGTTAGACTTTGATAACTTGAGTAGAGGTGAACGCAATCGTTTAATCCTAAGTATGAGCTGGGCATTCCGTGATGTGTTTGAGAGTTTATATCAGCCTATCAATCTGTTGTTTATAGACGAAATGATTGACAATGGCTTAGACACACAAGGTGTAGAAAATGCCCTGGCATTACTAAAGCACATGAGTCGTGAACGACACAAGAGTATTTGGCTAGTAAGTCACAGAGATGAACTTGCTGGTCGGGTAGAAAACATCCTTAAAGTTGTTAAAGAAGGTGGATTTACAAGTTACAACACGGATGTCGAAATATCGTGACCTTAGCAACCTGGCATTTTCACATAGAAGTCAGTAGTAAGTGTACTTTGCGTTGTCCTCGATGCGCTCGTCAAGAAGTTCCGGACACATTAATTAACACTGAATTAGACTTAGAATTCTTTAAACGTAACTTTACAGAACAATTTGTTTTAGATAGTGTAGAGAAGATTACTTTTTGTGGTGACGACGGTGATCCTATATATGCACACGATCTTATACCTGTAATAGAATATATTAAAAAGATTAAACCTGTTGAGATTGTTATTATTACCAACGGCAGTTATAGGAAACCAGAATGGTGGCAAGGACTAGGGAGTGTTCTAACTTCGCAAGATACTGTGCATTTTAGTATTGATGGGTGGGATAATGAATCTAATAACTTGTATCGTGTTAATAGCGACTTTAATAGCATACTCGAGGGTGTGGTTAATTTAAGATCTGCTAGTGCCTGTCGACTTATTTGGGCCGCAATTGCGTTTAAGTTTAACGAACATAATCTTAATAAAATTGCAAGCATAGCAGAAAGCTGCGGCTTTGATGCTGTACAATTTACTAAGAGTACCAAGTTTGGTAGCATTTATCCCAGCTACGGTAATAATGACGAACTTGAACCAAGTAGTCAGTTAGTAAGCGGCTCGCATAGATTTGAAAGAGATGTTATACTGTTAAGCTCACGTGGACTTACTTCACAAAATGTAAAGAATATAGAACTGTATAAAACAGTAAAAGAAATTAACAATGTTAAACCGTTGTGTGAAATTGGTAATAAAGGGTTGTATATAGATGCACGTGGTCGATTGTTTCCATGTTGTTGGGTGGCTAATCGATACACCCATAATACAGAATGGCAAGAGTTGGCAGAACAGTTTAACTTACATACCCGAACATTATCAGATGCAGTAACTGATGATTTTTGGGACACAAAATTTAGAACTTTTAAGTGGCAAGAATGCCAAACAAAGTGTGCAGCCTCCGGGGTTAATGAAAAATATGCAACTGAGTGGTGAAATGATAACTACTAGTCCATGGTATGGTTGCACGAAAACACTCAAATTCAAGAACTACCCGAAGATTGTGTCGGATTCGTTTATCTAATCACAAATAAACAGTCAGGCAGGAAATACATTGGAAAAAAATTAGCAAAATTTAGTAAAACAACGTACAAGGTAGTAAAATTAAAAAACGGCAACAAGAAACGCAAGAAAATCAAATCAAAAGTAGATTCAGATTGGCAAACTTATTGGTCTAGTTCTGATGAACTTAATAAAGACATCGAGTTGTTGGGAGAGGATAATTTTACAAGAGAAATATTATTCTATTGTGGTAGTAAAGCAGAATGTACCTATGTTGAGGCCAGAGAACAGTTCTCAAGAAAAGTATTAGAAAGCGACGACTGGTACAACGGACAGATAGTTTGCCGTATACACGGTAGTCACATTAAAAATAAGATATGAAAAAAATTACTTTATTTGTGGGTGATTGCGACGAGTCTCTTGCCATTGCTGCCAAACAGCTTGACGGTGCGGCCGTGCTCATCGACAGCACCAATTACAAAAAATTTCAAACAGCAATCAGTGAATACACCGCTTATACTTCTTTGGCCGATTTGCCAAAAGACCCTAAAATATTATATGAGGTGTTGCTAACTGCCGACCTAATCTATTATTGTCCGCCACAACAGTGGAGTGACCAAAAGAACATAGACCTTGAAAATTTCACCAATTGCATGCAGGCTCTTACAGAATTTTATCTTCATGCAGTTAACAAAATTAAAAACAATGTAATTGGTTTAAATTTTTCTTTGTGCAAGCCGGAAGATTACTTGAAGTTGTTGGATCTTCGTAAATCATCCAACAGTCAATTATGGGTGGTTGGATGCAGTACTACCGCCGGTGTTGGAGTAGAAAAAAAACAAACCTATGGATATTTGTTGAGTCAAAAGTTAAATTTACCAATTAGCACGTTGGCAACTCCCGGCTCATCCATATCCTGGGCAGCAGATCAAATTCTAAGATCCGACATACAAGAAAACGACATAGTTGTTTGGGGATTAACAAGTGAGAATAGGTTGACTTTCTGGGACGAAGATACAAAATCTGTGAGCCATTTACTTCCTAATATTCCTAATAACCACAAGCTCAATACTGATTTACCCAAGTCCTTGCTTGAAAAATTACTTGTACATAAGACCAATTTTTTTACATCAGTTCAAAGAATTTTTGAAGTAGTAAACTTTTGTAAAAAAACAAAAGCCAAACTTTTAATGTTTAATATTCATTCATCACATCTTCTTAATATTAGTCTTTGCAATACAAAAGAATTTTTTTATCTATGTCCACGAACCTTACACCTACGCAGATACAGGAACAGACAACCAACACCCTGGTCCTATACAACACAAACTTTACGCAGACTTTTGTCAACAACAACTTAAAAATCTCAACTACATTTAACAAACATTATTTTGACTCTGTTTGGTCGAGGTAGCTCGACTCGCAAGGAGGAACGGTGAGATACCCGGTCCGGATGATCTTGTGTGTCAAAGGCAATTGCTAACTTAAGGCAACAAATGGTTTGAGCTCTGTGAAAAAGATACAACTCATGCTCGTAGGACTTGGATTTATTATTGGGTTACTAGGGTTCCGTTGATTTGTGAAGCTAGAGTAAGGGGTACCGGTCAACCGCCTCTGCGTATGTAAATACAATCTCTTTATAATAAATGACAGCTACACTCAGATAATGTAGAGTCAGTTCACCGTGCATACGGTGAATTGTGACCGCGTAATCTAGATAATGCAGTAAAAGATCTACTAAAAAAATTGTTTCTGAGCTAGAGCGAAAGAAACAGATTAGCGTTAGCTAATCTTTTAGTAGATAGCAGGAACCGTATGTATATTTGGTTCTAAGAGTTTATGTAAATCTTGTGTATTAGATGGAAACTTTTCTAACTGCCACGTCCTTAAATTTAACCCATGTTGATAAATTAAACAGTGTTGTATAATAACTTCTTGTTCAAACGTCAAACTTCCTATTTCGTAATACCAGTTGTTAACAATGGAATTCATTATGTGTTCAAATTCCAGATCAAAGTTTAGTATTTTCAATTGTAGCTGTTGCCATGTATAATATATGTCTACCCATTGAGTCCACGCTGTTTCGTTGATAGCAAGGTTTAAAAAGTCCATTATTTTTTTCATAACATGGGTACCGTTGTACCACAGTGACTGAGCATCTATTAGACAGTATTGTCTAGATCGATTGATTTCTAGATCCTCCATAATTCTAGTAGTATCAAATGGTCTAGTACATAGTGCCAATCTTTCTCTTAGATCCCACGTGTTAGTTAATCCAGCACGGGTCCACTGATCGATGCTATCAGCAAAAAACAACTGGTCTATATGGTTTAATAATTCAGACATAGAGTCAGGTCGTTTCTCTTCAAAGTATAGTCTACCCAGAGACCGATTTTGGCAAGTGTACAATATATTATGCCGGTTCATGGATATGTACACAACTTTTATATCAGACTCGATAACCGAATTAATTAGTTTTGCATAATCGTTTTTCTGATACAGTTGTATTTGTTTGTGTTTTTCACTGTTGAGACTACCGGTAATATTTAATGCTTTGCTAGCAAGATCTGCGTGTATCGGGGATGGGTATAGTGACAATAGTTCAGAGTTAGAAACGTTTGCTAACTGATTAATATATTGTTGCGAACGGTCATGACCGGAAGGATGATTTTTTTTGTGGCCATGAGCATTTATTTTTAAAACAGGATTAGAAGAAAGTGCAATCCAGTCTGAATTTTTAACAGAATAAAATTTATTTTTTCCTGATAAAAAATGCACACTCCAGTCCACGAACGTGCATCCTAGACTCACTGGACTAGTTACACAGACAATATTATTCATAAATTTGTATCAGGCCAATCTCTAAACAATGCATGCTGGATGTCTCCACTAACAAACTGATTAAATGACTTGTGTTTCTGTTCAAGTTCGCCTTCTAATGGAGCAACACGCTTAAATGCATCGTCCATTTGACCCATATCTTTAAATTCCATCATGATGTGCCATTCAGGCATATCTGCTATACTTCTGAAACCCATTTTACAACGAGTAATTCTAAACGATTCCATTTTGCCTTCGTTTTGAAGATGTTGTAAGAATCCACGCATTCCGTTTACAAAGTCTAAATCAGAGATGTCGCCTTCTTTGTTTGCCCAAATGTGATAAATGTCCATTATAGTGGTCCTAGTAGTTCAAAGCCCGTGATGCCTTGTTTGTATAAGTGTGCTTGATCCAAGTACAAATACTTAAATCCTCTTTCACGGTAGATAGCACATTCGGTTTGTAAACTTCGTATGCCCAGTCTAGTCTTTGGATTATGATAAGTCCAAGCAAACTGAGCGCACAACGCATTTTCATTGTCGTAGCGTTTGATCAGGCTAAACGCTACTAACTTGTCAGCGTCATAGTAGCCAAGTACATCGGTATCAGGGTCAGTAAATTGGCTATCAAACAGGGGCATGACGCTGGCAAAGTGTTTGTATATACAGTAGGTTCTGTAAATGTCTTTTAATAAAGGTATGTCAGGATCCTGCAGGTATGCCCAGGACAACGATGCTTGATCGTTATTTTCTGTTAAATTGATTCTGGCAAATTGATAAGTCACTGTCTAGGGTCCTTGCGATGCTGGAACAACATAGTTAGGTATTCTTCAGGCCACGCATTATAAAACCCCTGTCGCGCCATTGCCTTTGCTTTTTTGTCTAAGTCGCCCAGGCTCTGTACTAACGCTAGAGCATAGGTACCTTGATTCATGCAAACACCATTGACAATTTCTGGATCACCGGGATGATCCTCTAATACAATAATATCGGCTGGCAGCAAAAAATCAATGTTAGCCTGCTCAAGAATTTTGCTAAACTGTTCATGCGGCCATAGTGCAGGATCATAGGCAATAACCACAACACTTTTGCCTCCTACTCCTTGCCAGGCAATTTCCTTGAGATCGGTTTTGGGATCAGTGCCGATTCTTACACTAAAGTCTTGATCTAGTCGAGCTTTACGTGCATACGGGCACGGTGGCCAATTGCCAAGTGCAGGGTTAGGAACCTCTACAAAATTGATAATCCACTGCTCTATATCGTGTTTAACGGTTTCTAAATTTAACATTAAAAGTGCGGTAGTCCTGATTTTTTAGTTGTTTCGTAGTTGTCTTTGACAATGTCGTTGATAATAGTACGCTCGACTTGGCTCATCTGCATGGCTTCTTCGTATGTTACGCCGCCTCTCATATACCAACACATTTTTAAAACATCAAGCCGAATGTTGCGTGTTTCTTTTTCCATAGCATCGACCATATTGGAGATGCTATCGGAGTCTAGTACTAGGAGGCGTTCCCGAAAAAATTGGACATATCTAGTGTAAACAACTGTTTATACTCTTCGGAACATTCTTCACAGGTTACACTAATAGGGGTTATGTCGGTTGCTTCTCGAAGTTTAACAGTGTGATCACGGATCTGATCAAAAACATGTTTTGGACAATTTTGTAAAAACTCTAAAATGTTGGGCTTGTCGTTTACAATAGCATCCATGGTTTTGATTGTTGCAATTGACTCCGATATGGACTTAATAGTAAGTTCGGTTATTTTTCTAAAAGCATTGCCTAATTCCTTTAGTTTTTCTTCTTCGGTTAGCTCAGAGTTACTCAACGCCTGCATAATTTTTTGATCTTCGAAGTTAGTTCTACTAACTTCGTTAACCTGGCGATATGTCATTGGTGCAAAATAACATGTCAAGTCCCCGGCACTAACAGACTCGTTATAATCAGGACTTCTAAGAGTGTCGAGCACAGTTCTTAGATCTATAGTTAATGCATGATTATGGCCACATTTTGGGCAGGTACTACTAATTTCCATTTCGTGACCATAACTAGCTAGTCTAATAGAAACCAGTAACGTATTAAAGTCAATCATGGGCATTTGCCACGGATCTTTAATTGCCGGAGCACAGCTAGCCATAATATCCATAACAGCCGACCCGTTAAACAAGGCATCTGGCGTTCTGCTAGTAATTTCGTCAATGGCAGTCATTGGTAAAATTGGTATTTCACCGTTGGGCGGCATGTCCAACGTGCCTGCAGGGTAGTATTTTCCGCCACTGGGCAAGCGCACATGAATTGCCGGTTGTCGAAAATATCGACGTAAAGGGTTGTTAGTTTGGGTCATTTTTGTCCACCATAAATATAACAATACTTATCGGATAACAAAGCATGGCTGACGAAAATCAAGAACTACAACGAATAGCAGATGAACTGCGAAATTCCTTCCAGGGCCTTGACGCCGCTACCAAAAATGCCAATGTTGGACTAGGTGCGTTTAATAAAGAACTTAAAACAGTACCCGGACAATTGGCCAAAGGGTTAGGCGGCCTAGCTTCTAGCGTAGCCAAAGGGGATACTAGCCTTAAGAGCATGAATTCAGTAGTTGATGTTGCTGCAAATGCTATTAGTGGACTGGCAAAAACAGTTCCTATATTTGGCGAAGCAATATCAGCGGCAACTAAAGCTCTTGCCGAAGGTGCCAAAATAGTAGTCGAACAACTTGACGCTACTGCTAAAACATTCAATGCCATGTCGGCAACAGGAGCTCTTGTTGCCGATGGTATGACAGGCCTGTCTCGTCAGTTTACCACAGCAGGTTTAAATTTACAGCAGTTTCAAAAAGTTGTCGGGCAAAACTCCGTAGCACTAGCACGGTTCCGTGGTATGGCCGGCGAAGGGGCTGAAGATTTTAGCAAGGCAGTTGGCGCATTAACACAAGGGCAAGACCTTAGCTTACGTAAACTAGGTATGGGCGCAGAAGATATTGCATCCACAGCCGGCGCATTTATAACACAACAAACAAGACTTGGTAGATCACAGTCGATGTCTACCGAGCAACTAACTGCTGGATCTAAACAATATGCAATAGAATTAGATCAGTTAAGCAAAGTAACAGGCTTAAGTCGCGAAGCAATACAAAAACAACAAGATGCTGCATTAAGCGAAAGTAAATTCCGCGCTAATTATGAATTGGCAATGCAAAGCGGCAACGAAGAACAAATCAAGGGTGCTCAAGGCATGATGACTCTGCAGACCCGCATGTCATCATTTGGCGCAGAAATCGGTCAAGGGGTGAGAGATTTATCCTCGGGCGTTGCCAACACCGAAGCTTCACAAAAACTGCTTAATAGCACCGGTGGTGCTGCATTAGACATCATTAACCGATTAAAATCAGGATCGATAGATCAAGATCAAGCACAGCAAGAATTAAACGATGCCTACCAAAGAAATAAACAAGCACAATTGCAAATTGCCAGCCAAATAGGTGCAACCTCAAACACTTACATTGATACAGCTCAGATGGCAGATTTTGGCAATGCAATGCAAAAAGGCGCCTGGGAAAAAGCTAAAAAAACTCAAGATGCTCAAATTGATAAAACTGATGACCTAACAAACTCCACAGTCGCTGCTCAGAAAAATCTTGAAAGGATGAATGTTGAATTTAGTAAAATGGCCATTAAACTAATGCCCGCAGCTGCTAAAGCAATTGAGTTAATGACTGATAACATGATGAAAATGGTTAAGTGGGTTAACAAAGAGCTCGGCCGTGAGGATGTAGATACACAAGAGCAAGATACCGCAAACTGGAAACAGATGACAGCTAGTGAAAAACTTGAAAGTGGTATTGCACGTGGGCTAGAGAAAGCAGTAGGATTAGTAAGTAATAAAGGCAAAAGTCTCCTACAAAGTCAGCGTGTTGAAACCGAGTCGGAATATTTACAAAAACAAGGTCGTCCGGGTGTTGTCTCGCCTAAAGGGTCGGCACCAGCCGGCACTTCCGGAAGTCCACAAGCTGGCCCACCTGCGCCGGTCTCGCCTAAAGGGTCGGCACCAGCCGGCACTTCCGGAAAGCTCGAGCCTACAACTCAATCTGATTTAAAGAATATGGGCCTTAAAATTAAAGAAGGTGATGTCCAAGGACAAGACAACGGTATTAGTCCGACACTAATCGAGTTGGCCAAAAAAATTCAAGAAAGTATTCCAGGATTTGCATATTTTTCAGGATTTAACGACAAGTACCATCAAGAAAATTCGCCGTCTAGCGAACACACAAAAGGACTAGCATTAGATTTTGCTTTAGGAAAAAAACCATCTAAAGAAGAAGGAGCACAGATAGCTAGCATTCTTAAAGGGCTCGGGGCATCGTACGTGCAAGACGAATATAATAATGCCAGTGCTAAGGCCACCGGAGGGCACTTTCACGCCGCAGTATCTGCTGCCAATGGTGCAATTTTAAGCGGCCCTACTAGTGGATATCAACCTAATCTAACCATGCACGGTACTGAAGCAATTGTTCCACTAAACAGCCCAGCGGCACAAAGCATGGGCATGGGCAGTGACAATTCGGGTATTATGGCCGCACAGTTAGAGAAGCTAGAAGAAATGGTTTCGGTAATGAAGAGTCAACTATCGGTAAGCACAAAAATAATGCAGTATGCTAGCTAGGTCACACTAAATATACTACCATGGCATTTTACGTATATCAATATATTACAGAATCAGGAACTCCTTACTATATAGGAAAAGGATGTGGTCGTCGCATCCATGTAGAGCATACTAAAACAGATTTACCGCCAATAGAGCGTAGAATCATTATTAAAGATGGACTTACAAACGAAGAAGCAAAACAATTAGAAGGCAAACTAATTACCGAATACGGACGTAAATTAGATGGCGGAATTTTAGATAATATTAAGATCAATCAATGGGCTTGTCACACAGGATGGACGCATTCAGAAGATGCAAAGCGCAAGATAAGCAACGGTAATAAAGGAAAAGTTCGCACCGAAGAACATAAAGCTAACTATCGTAAACCGAAAACAGCAGAACACGCCGAAAAAATTAGACAAGCAAATTTAGGGCGTCCGTATGATCCGGTTAGATCGGCTAAAATATCGGCTACTCTTAAAGCAAGAAACAAAGCACTCAGGGAACAATTAAATGGCTGAATCAACAAACGGGCGTAATGGTCGTAATGGCGGATGGCGCAAGTATTTTAAAGTCGCTAGCCCAGGCGGCCAACTTAGCCCAATTTCGGGTCAGAATCAATTTGGACTCAACGGCTACCCTAAGCAAAACGGTCCAGGCTTTGATAACCAAACCGGCGGTACACCGAACGACTTTGCCTTCCGCAACTATGCAAGTCGCTTGCCAGAAGTATATTCCGGCCATCCTAATCGTATCGAACGCTATAATCAATACGAAAATATGGATTGCGATTCAGAGGTAAATGCCTGCTTGGATATTATTGCCGAGTTTTCCACGCAGGTCAACGACGACAATCAAACACCGTTTGATATTAATTTTACTGACAAGCCCACCGATCACGAAGTAGAGATTGTTAAAAAACAACTACAACAATGGACCAAGCTAAACAAGCTAGACCAGAGAATATTCAAACTATTCCGCAATACAATCAAGTACGGCGATCAAGTATTTGTTCGTGACCCAGAAACATTTGAAATGATGTGGGTTGACATGGTCAAGGTTGCCCGTGTTATTGTCAACGAAAGCGAAGGCAAACGTCCTGAGCAGTATATTATTCGTGACATTAATCCTAACTTCCAAAACATGAGCGTAGCTCAAAAAACCACCAGCGATTACTATGTAAGTCGTGCTACCGGCAGTTCCGGCCAAAGCAACTATACATCACCCGGCGGTGGCGGTGCAGGTGGTGGTACTGGCAACGGCGGTGTTGGCAATAGCCGTTTTACACAGGCCATGAACGAAACCTGCTTAGATGCTCGCCACGTGGTGCATCTTAGCCTAAACGAAGGACTTGACTTTTTCTGGCCATTTGGACAAAGTATCCTGGAAAACATATTCAAAGTTTACAAGCAAAAAGAATTGCTGGAAGACTCTGTGTTGATCTATCGTGTTCAACGTGCTCCAGAGCGCAGAATTTTCAAAATTGACGTGGGCAATATGCCTAGCCATATGGCCATGCAGTTTGTGGAACGTGTTAAAAATGAAATGCATCAACGTCGTATTCCTACCAATGCAGGTGGTGGCGCCAACATGATGGATGCCAGTTATAACCCGTTATGTTTAGATCTAAGCACACAAATTCCGTTACTTGACGGCCGCACACTACCACTTGCTGAGATCATTTCAGAATTCAATGCCGGCAAAGAAAACTGGATCTACAGTTGCGATCCGGTAACCGGCGAAATCATGCCCGGTGTAATTGACTGGGCAGGTATCACCAAACGCAACGCCGACGTGATTAAAATCACCTTGGACAACGGCAAGGAACTCGTATGTACCCCTGAACATAAAATTCCTGTACTAGGCCGAGGGTTTGTGGAAGCCAAAGATCTTACACCCCAGGACAGTTTAATTGCATACAACACACAAGATAAAAAAATATCAGACAACTCGTCTGAGTACCAACAAGTTTGGGATCACAAAACCAAGTCTTGGGTATGGACTCATAGAATGGTTGGAGAATTTTTTAGAAACATTGAAAAACACCAAGAGTTTACATATCTTGAAGAAAATATCGGTAAAGCCAAGGCAGTAATTCATCACAAAGACAGCGACCGATTTAATAACGATCCACGCAATCTTGCTTACATGAACAAGGCCGACCATATTTTATATCATGCGGCCCAGAAAAAAACATTCTGGGAAGATATGACTCCAGAATATCGTGCCCGGATGATAGGAAAAATTTCTGCCACTGCCAAAGACAATTGGAATAATTTAACAGAGCAACAGCGGTTATTGGCCATGTATAACATAAGAAACGCACAGAAAAAGTCTGTGTGGATGCGTAAAAATGATCCTGACACCACGGCAAGTTACAAGAAAAACGCCGGCACCGCCAGACGCAGATATATTCAAGACAATCCTGCATTTAAACAGCAACTACTTAAAAATTTAGATAATCGGGTATTTTTAAAAAATCAACCGTTAAATCTAACACAAGACATGCTAGGCATCGTGGTAAACATTGTAAAAACACAAACAAAGAATAAAAGCAAGGCCTTGTCCTTGTGTGATCAACACAGCGAATTACTGAATCTGGTCAAAGAAGCTAACCCTAGAATAGCTGGTCTTGAGTGTAAAATTGATTACAGCAAGTGGGGATACAGTAAAATGGATCGTTTGCTGGCTAACTTTGGATATAAAAATTGGAAAACATTTGTTAAAACAGTTGACCTATACAATCACAAGATTATCAGCATAGAAACAGTGGAATCTCGTGATGTAGGGACTATCACGGTTGACGGACAAGAAAAATGGCATTCGCATCACACATTTGCTATTGACGCTGGAATATTTGTTAAAAACTCAATCAACGAAGATTACTTTTTTCCTGTGACTAGCGAAGGTCGCGGCAGTGACGTTACTACCTTGCCCGGCGGTTCAAACCTAGGCGAAATTGACGATTTAAAATACTTTAATAACAAAATGGCCCGCGGTCTACGTGTGCCAAGTAGCTACTTGCCCACAGGTCCAGACGACTCAGACCGTGCAATGAATGACGGCAAAGTAGGCACAGCACTTATTCAAGAATACCGATTTAACCAGTATTGCATGCGTTTACAACGCTTAATCATGCAGAAATTAGACGACGAATTCAAGATGTTCCTGCGCTGGAGAGGCTTTAATATTGACGCAGGATTGTTTAGTATAGCCTTGTGCGAGCCACAAAACTTTGCCAGCTATCGTCAAAGCGAGCTAGACGTAACACGTATCTCGGCGTTTACACAGTTAGAACAAATGCCTTACATGAGCAAGCGTTTTATGATGAAACGTTACCTGGGATTAACCGAAGAAGAAATTCAAGAAAACGAAACACTATGGGCTGAGGAACGCGACGAGCCCGAGTTAACCACCACACAAGGTCAAGATCTACGGTCAATTGGGGTTACCCCTGCGGGGCTAGAAGCAGACATTGCCACTGGCGAAGAACTAGCCGGAGCAGAAACTGGCGCCGTTCCGGGCGGCCCCGAAGGCAGTATGCCAGGAGCACCTACATCAGTGCCAGGCGCTCCAGCCGGTGCCCCACCGATACCGACAATTTAATATAAATATTGTATTATGATCCTAAACGAAATTTACGAACGTAGCCCAGAAGCCTATCAAGATCTTAGTCAGGATAACAGCCAACCTCGGCTGAATAACCTACGCAAAACACGATTGACTCTACGCCAGCTTAATAAACTACGTCAGATGCAAGATGTAAGAAGTTTTGAATACAAAGAAAAACTCAAGAAAGTTAAAAAGCAGTACGCACCTCCTCCGGCTGCACCTGGACTATAATTAGTTGTAACAGAATAGTCAAATACACCCAGTTTTCCACCTCAAACCAACTAATATTATCATAATGGCGTAAGTAATATACGAGCCATAACCTATGAAGGAGATAATATGACATCGAAATTTGAACAATTGATCGAGTTTGTGATCAATGACGAAGAGGCGAAAGCCAAAGAACTATTCCACGATATCGTGGTAGAAAAATCCCGTGAAATCTATGAAAACTTAATGGACGAATCCGAAGAAGTTGACGCTGATGAACTTGATGCTGAAGATGATGCTGAAGAACTCGACGAAAACTTTGGCGACGACCGTGGTTTAGAAGCCGACGTTGAAGCTGAAGAAGAAGGCATGCAAGAAGACGAAGAGTCCGATGTTGAATTTGACGATGCTGCTGAAGAAGATGGCGAAGATTTAACACACGACATTGAAGCTGACGGCGACGACAGTATTGAAGATCGTGTAGTTGACTTAGAAGACAAACTTGACGAACTCATGGCTGAATTTGAAGCCATTATGGGCGGTGACGATAGTGGTGATAGTGTATCCGATATCGACGGCGGTGACGCTTTAGAAATGGACGACACAGATACAGCGGAATTCAGCGACGAATTAGCAGAAAATGTTAATTTAGCAGCTGCTCCAAAACCTGTAACAACAGAACCAGCAGGCACAAACACAAGAAGTATCAACGCTAACAACAGTGGCGCTAGAGGTGCTGTAGCAAGCCCAGTTAGAACAACTGGTGCAGAAGCTAAAGGCCGTCCAGCACCAACAACTGGTAGCATTAGTAGCGACAAGTTCCAAAACGAACCCGCAACTGGCAGTAAGAAATTATCCCCAGCACCAAAGCCAGTAACGGCCCAAGCAGCTGGTGTTAATACAAAAACTCCATTTCCAAAAGGTTAATGGTTAGATATGTCTCGTAACACTTATCTTAAAGAACATCTAAGCTTCACTCAGGCAGGACTTGAAATTCTGTCTGAGGAAGCCCAGGATGGTTCCGGTAAAGGTACCTTGAAGTTAAAGGGCATCTGTATCGAAGGTGGCGTTCGTAACGCCAATGAGCGAGTATATCCTGTAAGTGAAATTGCCACAGCAGTAAACACCATTAACGAACAAATTAAAACAGGTCATTCTGTACTGGGAGAAGTTGATCACCCAGATGATTTGAAAATTAATTTGGATCGTGTAAGTCACATGATTGAAAAAATGTGGATGGAAGGCCCTGCTGGAATGGGCACATTAAAGATACTACCTACACCGATGGGCGAACTAGTGAAAACTATGTTGACTAACGGTGTTAAACTAGGTGTTAGTAGTCGTGGATCAGGTAATGTAAACGACGCTAATGGACATGTCAGTGACTTTGAAATCGTCACTGTAGATGTGGTTGCACAGCCAAGTGCTCCAAATGCTTATCCTCAAGCAATTTATGAAGGCCTGCTTAATATGCGTGGCGGACAAAGATTGTTGGATATGTATAAAGACCCTGGCTCAAGCAACAAAGCACAGAGATTTTTGAAAAGCGAAGTAATTCGCCTAATCGATGATCTCAAGATTAGAGGGAAATAATATGCTAGATGCTATTAAACCGTTACTAGATAGCGAACTCTTAAGCGAAGAAGCTCAGACAGAAATTACTGAGGCTTGGGAATCCAAGTTAAATGAAGCCCGCGAAACAGTACGTGCAGAACTCCGCGAAGAGTTTGCACACCGCTATGAGCATGATAAGACAGTGATGGTGGAAGCCCTGGATCGTATGGTAACAGAAGGTCTTAAAGCAGAACTTGAGCAAGTACAAGCTGAAAAGCAAGCACTTGTAGAAGATCGCGTTAAGTTTCAAGGTAAGATGAAAGAATCAGCAACGAAGTTTAACTCGTTTATGGTTACTAAACTTGCTGAAGAAATTGGCGAACTGCGTAAAGATCGCAAGATGCACACAGAAGGAGTTGCTAAGTTAGAATCCTTTGTAGTACATGCACTTGCACGTGAGATTCAAGAATTTGCAACAGACAAACAAGATGTCGTAGAGACTAAAGTTCGTTTGGTGCGCGAAGCTCGCCGTCAGTTAGAAACATTAAAAGGTAAATTCGTTACTGAATCTGCTAAGAAACTTTCTAACTCTGTTGGCACACACCTTAAGGCTGAACTCGGTCAGTTACAAGAAGACATCAAAGTTGCTCGCGAGAACAATTTTGGTCGTCGTATTTTTGAAGCATACGCAAGTGAATTTGGCGCAACTCATTTAAATGAGAAAGCAGAAGTTCGCAAATTGCATGATACAATTGCTGCAAAAGATCTTAAACTAGCTGAAGCCATCAAACTTACCCAGAAAGCAAAAGTTCTGGTTGAGTCAAAAGAACGTGAAATGCGTATGCTTAAAGATTCTAATGAGCGTGAAAACGCCATGGAAGAATTGCTGAGTCCTTTGAACAAGGAAAAGCAAGAAGTTATGCGTAGTTTACTCGAAAGTGTACAGACCAAGAGATTGGCCGGTGCCTTTGAAAAATATCTACCAGCTGTTTTGGAAGATCGTTCCGCAAAAGCCCATAAAGTGATTGTAGAATCATTATCCACGGCAACTGGCGATAAATCTGCCCGCAGTCCAGATGCAGATCAATTAGCTGAGAATACCAGCAACGTGATCGATCTAAAGCGTTTGGCAGGGCTGTAACCAAGATATAAAATAAGGAGACTTAAATGTCACAAGAATTATTAGAAGGTCGTTGGACTGAAACTAAAGATGCACTCTTGGAAGGTTTATCCGGATCCAAGCGTACTTCGATGTCAGTTATCCTCGAAAATACAAAGAAATACTTGCGTGAGAATGCAAGTTCAGGTTCTACAGTTTCTGGTAACGTAGCTACACTTAACCGTGTAATTCTGCCAGTTATTCGACGTGTTATGCCAACCGTTATTGCTAACGAATTGGTAGGCGTACAGCCAATGACAGGTCCAGTAGGCCAAATCCACACATTACGTGTTCGCTATGCACAAAGTTTGAATGACCAATCCGCAGCCGCTACTTCAGTTGCAGCTGGTTCTGAAGCTTTGAGCCCATTCACTATTGCTACAGCTTACTCTACTGTTCCACAGGGCACTACAACTGCTACTGGTTACACTGGTAACAACACAGCAACAATGGAAGGCACAGGCGGTAAGCAAATTTCCGTACAAATCTTGAAACAAGCTGTTGAAGCTAAGACACGCAAGTTACAAGCTCGTTGGACATTTGAATCCGCTCAAGATGCTCAAGCTATGCACGGTATCGACGTAGAAGCTGAAATCATGGCTGCTCTTGCACAAGAGATTACAGCTGAGATTGATCAAGAGATCTTGTTATCCTTGAGTACATTGGCTGCTACAGAGTACACATACAACCAAGCTACCGTTTCAGGTACAGCTACATTCGTTGGTGACGAACATGCCGCATTGGCAGTTTTGATCAATCGTGTTGCTAACTTGATCGCTCAGCGCACACGTCGTGGCGCTGGTAACTGGGCAGTAGTAAGTCCAGCTAGTTTGACAGTATTGCAATCAGCAACAACTAGTGCTTTTGCTCGCACAACAGAAGGCACATTCGAAGCACCTACAAACACTAAGTTTGTTGGTACATTGAACGGTGCAATGCGTGTGTTTGTAAACAGCTATGCTTCAGACACAGCAAGTGTATTGGTAGGTTACAAAGGCACATCAGAAGCTGATGCTGCTGCGTTCTATTGCCCATACATTCCTTTGATGAGC